AACAAAAAGACCCCCCACCCAGCCCCGCCGATGCCGACAAAGGAAACATAGAATGGCTATCGCGAGCCGAACTCGCCCGAGCCGAATACGTACCCTTCGTAGCCACAGAACTACACTCCGTTGGCTGGACACTAATGCTATCGTGCGTAGCCCCCGACACCCTACAAATACACCAACAATACAAGTCCTTTGCAAAAAACACCGAATAAAGTAATTTTGCATTCAGAAAATCAAAACGCTCACACAATGAAAAGAATACCAATGATATCAATCGTCTCCCTGCCCCTGTCTATCGTGGCAGACATCTCCCGGTACTTCTATCAAGACTGGGATTTTGCAAAATGGATAGCAATAGCCGTAACCCTCGACACCGTACTCGGAGTATGGAAACACCTGCTGCACAAAGACGCATCAAGCGGAAGCTTCTTCTCCAAGTTCGGCAAAAAGATAGGCATATACATCTGCCTACTAATACTATCCAACGTGTTAGCAAACACCACCGTGCAAGGCTCCATAGTAGGAGCAACACAATGGATAAGCACCTACCTCTGCGTCTTCATGCTCGTAAGAGAATGCTTCTCATGCATCGAAAACATGCAAGCAATATACCCCATCCTACCAACATCGTTCATAAAACGACTCAAAGACTTCAACGACAACGGCGAATACGTAAAAAAATAAAGAAAACTATGATACGAAAAATACCACTCACCTATATCCTCATAGGCATAATAGTAGCACTCGTAGGCAGCCTATCAGTATCCGTTCATCTATACAACAAGATGAAAGCCGACCGCGACCGCCTCGAAGAAAACCAAAACATAATGCTACACAACGGCAAAGTAGAAATAACACAAACAGCAACAGGCAACAGCCACCTATCAGCACCAGCAGTAACCCTCACACCAACCGAATTCAAACAAAGTGGCGACACCCTCGCAAAAATAGCAAAACAAGTAGGCATAAAAGCAAGTAGAATATCCATAGCATCATCAGCCGGAACAACCATGTCGGCAAACATAGTAGCACCCATCATAAAACAACCAATAGCCACACTACAAGCATTTCACGACACAATAACACAATATATCCCCGACACACTAAAATGCTTCCACTGGACCGACCCATGGCTAACCATAACAGGATGCGTGTCCGACTCGCTATTTCAAGGCACAATAACAGCCACCGATACGCTCGATATAATGGTCCACCGAGTGCCCAAACGCTTCCTCTTCTTTCGCTATGGCTGCAAGCAAGTAAAAATGGACATCATATCACGCAACCCACATACCCGGCTAACATACGGAAAATTCTACCAATTCACAAAGTAAATCTTCTTCTCACGTTTCTTTAGTTTTTAGGTTGTTTCGCTGAGCCATCACGTAAATCGTGGTGGCTCTTTTTATCACGCTTTAGCACAAGATAAACAAAGCTAAACCACTGGTTATAAAAGCAATAGTACTTGCACGTTCCCACATATAGTGTTACCTTAGCAGTACAATAAAGAACAAATAAAAACAAAGAAAATGAACGAGCAAATACAAAACATTCTAAACGAAAACGGAACAAAAACTTCCAAGATACAGAAACTTCTCGCACTCGGACTAACACGCCGACAAGTAGCCGACCTCGTAACAAACGGAAACTACGGATTCGTGCAAAACGTCTACAAGCGAATGATGCAGGGCTTAACCAACACAGCAGCACAAACAGCAGCAACCATCGCCCCAGCAATAGACTACACCTTCAACCGCAACTTCGGCATAGAAATAGAAGCCTACAACTGCACACGCGAACGCCTGGCACGCGAGCTTACCGCAGCAGGAATAAACGTACAAGTAGAAGGCTACAACCACACCGACCACACCGACCATTGGAAACTGGTAACCGACAGCAGCCTTTCAGGAAACAACACATTCGAACTCGTAAGCCCAATCCTCCACGGAGAACAGGGACTCGAAGAACTCGAAAAGGTTTGCTGGGTGCTCGACCTCTGCAACGCCAAAGTAAACGACACCTGCGGACTACACGTACACATGGACGCAGCAGAGTTCGACCTCACAACTTGGAAAAACCTCATACTAACCTACAAACGCCTTGAAGGTGTTATCGACAACTTTATGCCACACAGCAGACGCAACAACCATTACTGCACAAGCCTTACCACAATAAGCGAAAGAAAGATAATAAACGCACAAAACATCAACAACCTCAGAGAAGCCTTCCAATACAACCGCTACCACAAGGTAAACCTCGAAGCCTACGCTCGCCACCGCACAGTGGAGTTTCGCCAGCACGGAGGTTCAACAAACTTCACAAAAATGTCAGCCTGGGTACATTTCCTCGCAAAAATGATTACCTTTGCAAAACAAAGCAAGGTACAGGCAGGCACAACCCTTCAGAACATACCCTTCCTCACCGAAAGCGAAAAACTTTACCTAAAGATAAGAACAAAGAAATTAGCAGTATGAGAAGAATAAAAATAGAAACAAGAGATGGTCAGCAAAAGCCGACCATCTCTCCAAAAGGTCCCTTTGGTACTATTATGGATTTGGCAAAAAAACAAAGCCGACTTCCTCATAATTTAGTCCCCGAACATCAACAAGTAGATGCACCAAAATTTAAAACCTACCGCATTAAAGGAGACAACCACAAGATTGTAGCATACAGCCCCGAGTCGTTCCTCCACCAGCTCCATGCAGGCAGCCGTTTCGATAGCGAAGGCACAGACGAAGAATATATGGTGCGTTTCGCTCACCGCTTGCAGGAACTCGAAGGCTATCTTGTAAATACCGACAGCCCCGACACCTTCCTTGCCGACCTTATTTCCCACGGCTTCGTTTCCATAGAATAACCCCTCTCCAGCTCGTTCTTTGTATCCGTAGCAGTATTCCCACTGCTACGGCTTTTTTTTATACACATACCACCATTTAGATACTTTAATATTATAGTTATCACAATAAAGCATCTTTTGTTTTGATAATTAAAAATAAAGTGTTATCTTTGCATTGTAATAATAAAATAAACAACAAATAATAATTTAGAACGGTGAGACACACCGAAAAAACTGTAAAAAAGTTATGACAACAACAAATTCAATCAACAGCCCAAAGAACAAATTCCGCGGAACAATCTACCAAGCAGGTATTAGCGGTAGCGGAGATACTCTTTCTCTTTCTTGGAATGACTTTGAAACCCTTAAGGGTTGGCTCGAAAAAGAAGCTAAAGGTAAAGCTGCTCAAATTATCATCAAAGAAAACAAAAAAGAATATCCTGAATTTGAGTGGGTGGAAATTGAAAACTACGAAGTAAATAAGTAAACAACCAACGGGGGCTGACAAGCCCCCATTGTTGTATCTAAGAAACAGATAAATTGATACATTATTTGCTGACTTATTATTCACGGCTTTTTATATACATATATGGGTAAATACGTTATACAACAAAGCAGTGCCCAGCCTGATGGTTGGGTACTGACCGATACCGAAAATGGTGTGGTAGTAGTTTTTGAAGACGGGCGTTTCAATGAAACGCAAAAAGTTACCATGCTTGAAGATGCACCGCATTTATCGCCTACTGATTTAGCTCGTATTATGAGCGAGCTTGGAAAGTGGGGCGCAAGGCATCACGGGGATAAGATGTTTAGAAATGTTTACGGATTCCAATATTCGGAGGACGATAAGCACCTGTATCTATACCGACGTAACTTTCCCCGTTGGCGTTTGGAGATAGAAGGCGGAAAGATAACAGATAAAAAGAAGCTCGCAACTTCTTTGCATAAGGCTTCCGAATTCTTAATAAAAATGATAAGAGAAAATAAAGAGAAATGAGAAATTCTATAACAGAACAACAAAAAAAAGAGGTGATACGCCTTTATCGACTTCAAAAGTATACTATCAAGCAAATAATGAAGCTGACAGGTGTGCGCTCAGAACAAACTATTTATGTTTTTCTTGATGAAGCTCGTGTTCCCCGGTTTAAAACGAGGGAAATAGTAAAAAAAATTTCAGTTGGTCTTGACCAGGAACTCTATGATATAATAAGAAAAGAACAGCCAAAGAATGTTGCTGAATGGGTCTGCGAAAGAACAAAGGAAGGGTATTATTCTCAAAACAAAGAATAATGAAGTTCTTAATAGTCTCGATAAAAAATATCGAATTGTAATAAATACCACCGGACGTGTGGATATACTTTATCCCTCGTATCTGCGAGGGACTTTTTATACACGTTACGTTAAAAATACTGCGTAACGCAAAGATAAATACAAAAATATTTGGTGTATTAAATTCTACATTATACCTTTGCAGTGTTAAGAATTTGTTTTATATATTAAAATAAAAGTTATCCATATCCTGAAATTAGAGGAATGGAATATATTTTCTATTATGACACGATTTGATAAAGAAAAACTAATAGAAGTGGTATTGTATATTATCAATGCTACCAAGGGGTTGGACTATTATCACATTTTTAAAATTTTATATTTCGCACAACGAAAGCATTTGTGTAAATGGGGAAGTCGTATCGTTGCAGATGATTTTGTAGCGATGGAATACGGACCAGTTCCAACAGAACTCTATAGTGCTGTTTGTAACAATGAACATTATGCGAAAGAATTAATTCCACTTTTCAAAGAAGCTATAGAATTTGCAGGCAAAGATGCCTCTAACACGCTTTTGCCAAAAAGAGAAGCAAACATGGACTATCTATCTCAAGCCGATATAGAAAGCCTTAAAGAATCAATTGCAGAAAACAAAGGTCTCTCTTTTGGCGAGTTGGTAGATAAATCGCACGATAGCGCATGGCATGCCACAGGTAACTGTTGTATTATGAGTGTTGGAGATATTGCTAAAGCTGGCGGAGCAAATGATGGTTTTGTAGAGTACATTAACGAACAAGAACTTATTCAAAAGGCTTTATCATAATGGATATACCTCAGACACTTATTGATGATGCTGTTAGCAATAATGTTCAATTGGGCGATGTCTACAAAATAGAGTTGTCAAAAGCAGATGGCATAACACCTAAAAACGGATACGACACACGCAATAAATTCTTTGTAGTATTAGGCTTTGATGAACAAGGCAATGTTTATGGAGGCATTGTCTTTAATTCTAAAATAAATCAAAATCTCCCTATCTCTATCAAAGACTATCACATGCCAATATCGGCTAAAGATTATCCTTTCCTTTCGCACGATTCGTTTTTGAATTGTACTAAAATATTTATAGCTACTTCAACACATTTGATGAAAGGCGAAAAGTTAGGCTGTATCAATACAACCGATTTTGAGTTAATCCGTAGCACTGTGTGCAGCTATCCAAATGCTGTACCTTTGGAACTAAAAAGATTTGGACTAATCTAATTTTAATATCTAAAATAAATCTTATGAAAAAAGTACTATTCACACTAATGCTTCTTGTAAGCACTATCGCGTGTTTCGCACAAGCAAAACACGACGCTTACTGCGAACTTGTAGGAACTTCTAAATTTCTTAGCACTAAAGTTACAGTAGAAGTCGATTTTGGACAATCAAAGTGGGCAGATGCACACCTTTATGATGAGAATGGTAAGAAAATCTCTTTCAACTCTATGATGGACGCTCTCAATTATATGGGAAAGCGAGGCTGGACACTAACTCAAACTTATGCTATCACAAGTGGTAGCTCCAATGTATATCATTATGTTCTGGTAAAACAAGTCGAAAAAGACGAGGATATTACAGAAGGTATGAATTTGAAAGAGAAATAGAATAAAGGCGGAACCTATGATCCGCCTTTGTTCTTGCTCATCCTTCTGCGAGGAACTTTTTACGTTAATGAAATAAATTTTGAACCATTACAGAAAATCTAAATCTTTAAAACAATGGACTTTAAGGACTCTATAAAACAACTTGCGGATAAAATAGCGCAATTGAAAGATGGTATTCTCACAGAAGAAGCCACAAAAAATGCTTTTATTATGCCCTTTATCAATGCACTGGGCTACGATGTTTTTAATCCTTTGGAAGTAATTCCGGAAATGGATTGCGACTTAGTTAAGAAAAAAGGAGAGAAGATAGATTACGCCATAATGAAAGAAGGTAGTCCAATTATCCTCATAGAGTGTAAGCATTGGAAGCAGGATTTGTCTCTCCATGATACGCAATTAAAGAAATATTTTGTAGCTTCCAAAGCTAAGTTTGGACTTCTGACAAATGGAATAAGATATTTGTTTTATACAGATCTCGAAGACCAAAATATTATGGACGAAAAGCCATTCTTGGAGGTTGATATTACCGATTTAAAAGATTATCAATTTGCAGAACTCAAGAAGTTTCACAAGTCTTATTTCGATATTGATAGCATTCTTAGTTCGGCAAGTGAACTGAAATATTCAAGCGAGCTCAAGAAAATATTTGCTGAAGAGATTGTAGCCCCTTCTCCAGAGATTGTGAAGTTTTTTACAAAGAAAGTCTACGAAGGCATTATTACCTCTAAAATACAAGAGCAATTCTCGGAACTTGTCAAGAGGGCTATTGGGAGCTATATCAACGAACTCATTTCTAAAAGACTGAAAACTGCACTCAGTTCTGAAGAGCAACGCGAAGCGTCCGAAACTATAACTGCAAATGTAGATACAGAACAGACTGATGCTGCATCTACTAAAGATGATGGTATTGAAACTACACAAGAAGAAGTTGAAGGATTTAATATCGTCAAAGCCATAGTGCGTAAGGAAGTAGATATTTCGAGAGTAGTATATCGCGATGCTTTATCTTATTTTGCAATACTTCTTGATGACAATAATCGTAAACCTATCTGCAGGCTATATTTTAACAGCAAGAAAAAAAAATACATCTCTACCTTTGATAAGGACAAGAAAGAAACAAAACATGAAATTACAAATCTTAACGAAATCTTTAATTTTGAAAAAGAACTATGCGATGTAATCAAAGTATATGATGAAAAATAAAAAAAATATTCCCCGAAATCCTTGCAGGTTTCGGGGAATATTTTTACCTTTGCCATCGGTAAAACAACAATGGTAATCCATTCCGACGAGCAGCGGTTATTGCTCGGCACATTGCTTGGGCTTTTTTTATGCCCATTAAAATATTGGCGGTTGCCATCTCGTACAATCAAGATAAGCTCTTCGGGGTGAAGTCATTGTTGTTTTACCAGCGGGATGTGCAGCCGTTTTTCTGTATCTCTGCCCCAGCAGTTCTGGGAATGGTAAAACAACAATGCAATATGCAACAAACAATTCATTTCGATAACCCTGCCGAGAAGCAGCAGTCAATCGACGTACGTGCTACGATACAGCACAAAATCCAGTCTCTAAACCTTTGGCTCGACACCAAGAGCGAGTTTTACAGCCGTATCTGCGAGTTCAATGTAACTCGTCGTTTGGCACTTAGAATTAACATCGTAACTTTGTGCCTATGTATCACAGCTGCTTGTGTAGAGCAGCAACCCGTAGCCTCACTCGTTTCTGCCATTTGCGCAGCATACGTGGTCTATAGGGTCAATAAAACAGATAAGAAAGGAGGTAAAAAATGAAGATTTTACAAGACCCTTCTGTCTACGGGTTCAAGGCTGAGACTGGGCTTTTTATCCCGATGGGAGAATTTTCTTTACTCCCGGGACTACTGAATTCCATACGAACAAAAGTAGAACGAAAAATCAATAACGCATCGCATATGTATCGGCATTACAAGGATATTCATGATTCCGGTGAAGCCACATCACGGCAATGTACACTGATGGATAAGTGGGGAAATAATTTGCAGGAACTCGAAGGGATTATCAATACATTGACAGAATTTCAATCTTTTTTAGATAAGAAAGGAGGCAAAGCATGAATCGTCCAATGAATCAGACACTGACTTACGTCAGTCAAGACACCATTGCAGCCCTTAACGAAATGGTGGGCGGTGGATTTTTCCTCGGATATCTTGCCACATTGGAAGATATAGAAAATAAAATTTTCTCCGACTGTAATGGCACCTTTGTCGAAGCTACAGGAGAACCTCGTCCAGGCACGTTCAAAATGCTGCAAAGTATCCGTGCTCTTAAAAACGATTTGCAAACACTCAATGCCCTCTGTCCTGAAAGCCCAGAGGAAGTAGATGGACTGAATTTTTAATTTAAATTTTTCAATATATGAGCAATAAAGAAAATAACACCGAGCAACCAATAACCGACATCAGTATCTATATAGCTGCATTGCAGAAGACTTACGCCCCTGCACCAACGCCAGCCGATGCCACCCATTTCTTTTCCACAGCCGAAGTGGTAGATGCCATCAGGGAAATCGACCCATCGGCAAAGATTGCACCGACAGAGGTATTCTCTGCCCTCCGCAATGCAGGCTTCGATTTCTGCAACCGCCGTGGCTCACAAGGGTTGGAATTCAAATGGTTGATGCGAGAGAGATAATCCTATTTTAATGAATGTTTTTTTTAGACGAAATGGCAATACGTTGTGAAACGTGTTGCTATTTAAAAACTTGCACGTTCAAAACTTATTTATTATCTTTGCTTTCATAATAAAAATAAGACTTTTAAAAACAAGAACAGGTATGTTGATAATCGAAACTATTTCATTCCTTATAACCCTCCTTGCAATGCCCTTTGTTACTCGTGGCACGCCGTTTCTTGTAAAATGTATCTACTTGGGGCTTTGCTGTTGTTTTACTCCTATAATAGGAATTCCCCTTTACAAACATCTAATGAAATAATATCTATCATTAGGAAAAACTGTCCTTTGCACTAAAACTGTCTGTTATTATATTTGCATTTAAAAGGTAAATATGGTAACAGACAGTCTTGTTCGTAAGAAATTTGTTCACGACACTCTCCATCAGGGTATCTCTAAAATATATGCTACGCAAGAAAGCGTTGTACGTAGCAACTATCAGATTCGCTCGGGGCGTCTTCTAACGTCCCTTTCTAAACATTCTTCTAATACAAGTATTTCGGGCGAATCTTATACCATTTTCGTACGCATTCTGCCTTATCTTCGCTTCTTAGATATGGCATATCGTCTTAGAAATGACCGTATAGCCAAGCACAAACGGCGACACCTTGCACTTTACAACCGTGTTGTTTGGGGAGTTCTTTATCACGAAACATTCCCACAACTTCGTTTTGGTTTTACCGATGAAGTGAGAAGAAATATTCACGACCAATTACAACGTTCATTTAATCTATAAATATTATGGCAAATAAACACCTTTCAGAAGATAAAATACAATACACTATTGATATTAAGACTGCTAAAGCTCAACAAGAAATACATAAACTTGAAAAGCAAACCGCACAATTACGCACAGAGAATAAGCAGCGACTCAACCAAATGATAAAACTTGAAGCTGCTGGCAAGAAAGAAACAGAGGGCTATAAGAAACTATCGGAAAGCTATCGAAATGCCAATAAAGAAATACGCAGTCTTACCGATAAAATAAAACAAGAAACACGCTCCATGGACTTAAACGCAATGACTATGATGCAATTGCGCAAACAATCAAAATCATTGCAAAAAGAACTCGACAATATATCTGAAGCTTTAAACCCCAAACAATATGCCGAAGTAGAGAATCAGTTACAGAGAGTAAATGGACGTATGGCAGAGCTAAAACAAAACGCAAAAGGTTTTAAAGAAATAGCAGCCTCCGACGATACCAATGCTTTCTTCCTTGGACAGCTTGGTATGAAAGCCATAGAACTTGTTGGCTCAGGATTAAAAAAAATAAAAGATAGTATTGTTGATGTTGCCGAAGAAAGCGTAGAATTAGCACGTTCAGCCGACGGCATTATCCATGCCTTCCAACAGTTAGACAATCCTAACCTCTTACAAACCTTACGCAAGGCAACCAAAAACACAGTAGACGATATAGAACTTATGAAAGCTGCCATAAAGGCACGCGACTTTGGTATACCACTCGAAGACCTGGGTAAATACCTATCCTTTGCACAACTCAAAGCACAACAATTAGATGTTTCTGTTCAGCAGATGACTGATGATATTGTTACTGGTCTCGGACGACAATCGCCACAAATCCTCGATAACCTCGGTCTGTCAGCAGCCGAAATCAGCGCAAAGACAAAAGAAACGGGTGACTTCATGAAAGCTGTGGCAAGCATCGTTGAGAACAATCTTGCACAGGCAGGTGAAACCTATATATCAGCTGCCGACCGTGCTGCACAAAAAACAACCGAACTCCATAACCGACAATTAGAGTTAGGACAAGCACTTTTGCCACTTAAAGAAAAGATTTCAAACACCTTCGACACCATGAAGCTAAGCATCATGGGCTGTATCGTTTGGCTCTTTCAACACCGCAACGCATCGATTGCTCTTGGCTTCGCCCTTACCGCCCTTACCATAAGTATGACAGCCCTTAACACAGCATTCCGCACATGGATAGCACAAACAACCCTCGCGAAAGTCGTAATGGCTGGGTGGACGGCAACGACAAATACACTCAAAGGAATTTACCTCCTTGTAGCAGCAGCCATAAACACCATGACAGGCAACACCGTCAGAGCAACAGCCCAAATGCGACTGTTCAACATAGCTTGCAAATCGAACGTTATACTCTTACTCGTTACTGCCCTTGTGGCTGCAGGCGTAGCCTTTTATGCTTACATGAATAAAACAACCGAAGCACAAAAAGCATTGGTCGATTTCAATCTTGCACACGCAAAAGTAGCTGCCGAAATAAAGAAACAAAATAAAGATATAGAAAAACAAGTAAACGAATCTACAGCATCAGAAATAACCAAAATAAAAATGCTGCAAAGCACCATACACAACACTTCTAAATCGTATGCAGAAAGAAAGAAAGCTATACAGCAAATGCAATCTATTGTCCCTTCCTATCACGCATCGATAACAAAAGAAGGGCGATTGTTCAACGAAAACACAGCAGCCATTGATACCTACATACGCAATTTGCGTCGAGCAGCAAGAGCCGAAGCTGCATACGAAAAGATGAAAACCAACGAAATAAAAATCCTAAACGACATGGATACTCTCAACGATGCACGCCAAAAAGGAAGAAACGTAAGAGGGGCAGCTGGAGGACGAGGCGTAAACCTTAACGAAGGAGAAAGAGTAGAGGCACGTCACGAGTTTGTAAAGGCAGGAGCCAATTCAATGGCAAAAACCTATTACGTTGTAGTAAACAAAGCTGGAAAAGTGTTGCGTGAGATTAATGAAGAAACTGCCAAACTCATCATGCAGGACCAACAAATGGACAATATGTTTGACGACCGTGTCAAACGAGCGCAAGACCGCATTGACCAATATACAAAACAAAACGAACTCTTAGAGAAAATTATACATGACAACGGAGGTGTAGGACAGAAGTTTACGCCTAAAGACTTAAACCACAACCCTAACGCCGTTACCACTCACTCTAACGTTGGGGGCAGCCACTCTACTAAAACTACTCCAACGAAAACCGACAATGACGATAAACCTATAAATGCCTTTACCAATAATAGAGCCGAAGACATAGAAGAGGCAAAGAATGCTTATCAAGAAGACTTGAATGCACTGAACGAAGCCTTGGCAATGAAGAAAATAAAGCAAGAAGAATACAACGCCTACATATCGGCACTCAACATTCAACACCAAAACAACCTCCTCGCTATTGAGAAGTCGTACCAGGAAAAAGCTAATAACCTGGTAATAAAAGACGATGCCAAAAAGAAAGCCATCAAAGAACAACAAAACAAGGCGGTAGCCGACCAGCAGCAAGCAGCCTACAATGCTTATGTCGAAGCCGAAAAGCAGTATTACGATGCGCTTGAGAAAATACAGGAAGCCGCTCCTGCCAAGCCACAGACTTTACAGGAGGAATGCGACGCCAAGTTGCTCGTCCTCGATGGGTATTACAAGGCTGCTCTTCAAAGGGCAATCGAGGATGGCGAACGACAGAAAGAAGTTACAGAAGCCTACGAAAAAGCCAAGGCTGCTATCGTTGCCGACTATGCAAAGAAAGCAGAAGAGGAAAAAGCACGTGCTCGACAGGAATACGGTCTTGATACTTTCGAAGACCAGTATGCAGCACGTCGCAAAAAGATTGAGAACGACACTTTACTTAACGAACAGGAACGACAACAGGCTCTTACTAACCTTGATCGGCAAGCAGAAGAACACCGCCTTCAGATACGTCAGCAGTATGGACTTGTTACACAACAGGAGTTATACAACTCAGAACTGGAACAACTGAAGATGCATCTTCAGAATAAAGAAATATCTGAAGAAGAGTATGAAGAGGCGGTAAAGAATATGAAAATCGCCAAGATGAAGGAGGCTTTCGACTATTACAGCAATCTTGCTGGTGGAGCTGTTCAGGCACTACAGCAAGCAGAAGAAGCAAACGTCGATGCGAAGTATGATGCGGAGATTGAAGCTGCTAAGAAAGCAGGCAAAGATACCACAGAACTTGAAAAGAAGAAAGCGGATGAAAAACTAAAGATACAAAAGAAGTATGCTGATGTTAATTTCGCAATTAAAGCCTCTCAGATTATAGCTGACACCGCAACCTCAATTATGAAGGCTTATGCAGACCTTGGTCCAATCGCTGGCTCTATCGCTGCTGCCTTGATGGGTGTGACTGGCGTTGCCCAACTCGCTGCAGCCAATGCAGAGCGTCAGAAAGTAAAACGTATGTCGCTCAATGGTGCCGGAGGTGCTTCTTCTGCTTCAGGAGCTCGTGTCGTTACAGGTCTCGAAAGCGGTGGAAGCATTGATGTCGAACGTGAGCAGGACGGCAAACGCTTCCATGCTGACTACGATCCTTATCGCCGTGGCTTCATTGACAAACCAACAGTCATTGTTGGCGAGGGCGGATATGGACGTAGCCGTGAGTGGGTAGCTTCCAACGCTGCTGTAGAGAACCCGACAGTGGCTCCATTCCTGAATATTATCGACCAGGCACAACGTGCAGGTAATATCCGCACATTAGATATGAATAAATTCCTCCTGCAACAGGCGCAAGGACGTGCTGCAGGTGGATATATCACTCCATCTGCACCAACATCACAACCAATGCCTACAGTAATTACCCATAGAGATGAATATAATAAGGAGTTATTGGAGACATTGAAAGAACTCCGCAATAATGGCATTCGTTCTTATGTTGCGCTCGATGATTTTGATGCGCAGCAGAAACTCCGTAATCAAGTACGACGCATTGCTTCAAAATAAATCCATGCAGATATGAAAATAACAAATCTTTCTATGGGCGAAGACTATAATCTTTCGCCCGATACAAAAATAGAAGTAGAACGCACCAATCCTTTCTTCAACGATTATGGAGAAAGCACAGTTCCTCTTGATTTGCCTACCTCGCCACGTAATCGCAGAATGCTTGCGTTTCCTGAAACATTTGGAGGTATGCAGAAAATACGTCCAATTGATGTTACTATACAAGATGGTGAGTTCTTTGCTCAATGTCGGCAGGTGGTGCTAAATGCGACACATAAAGGAAAAATATCTACATCATTTTATCTTAACGATGGTTCTTTCTATTCTAAGATAAAAGATGTAAAACTAAAGGATATTTTCAAAGACGAATGTGTTCCTGGAGTATCAACAGTACAGCAAGCTATAGCGTTTTGCCGTGGCTTGCGCAATAATAAGAATGATAAGTTCTCTATCTTTCCTTTATTGGTAGAGGACGACTCGGGTCAATCTACAGGTTTTAATTATAAAATTCTCAATGCTTTTGGTAAAGACGAGACTATAGAAAAAGTCATCGAACATGTTTTTGGAGCAGATATAGAAATACCTATTTTGAATGTTTTTAACCCCGATATGACTACACCAGACTCTGACTTCTACAATGCTACAAAGAGAATAGAATATGTAGAAAACGTTTCTATTAGTCTGAATGAAGGCTATTATATCACGCCATTCATTCGTGCCAACTATCTTCTTCAGCGAGTGTTTGCCTATTTCGGCTACAAGTTGTTGCCAAACTTCTTTACCGAAACCGATCCATTCGATAAAATGGTGGTACTTAACAATGTTATGGATACCATTGTAAAGGGTAAGATACGTCTTGCCGATCTTGTTCCTAATATAACTTGCTCGGAGTTTATTGCTGTATTTCGCAAGAAGTTTTGTTGCGAGTTCACGGCTAACGAAGGTAAAGGTACTGCTGATGTTATTTTCTTGCGTGATGTTATGGCAAGCACGCCAACAACCGATCTTACCCATAATATGACAGAAGAACCTACCATTGCATACAAAACAGAAAAGGATTACCAGCGTATAACGCTTGCTCCAGAGGATAAACTTGGAAGCGAAGCAGCAGAATCATACGAAGACTTTAACAATATGGCTAAATCGAACCCTGCTGCGTATTTCGACCAGAGAGATGGTGCTTTCTACAAGATTGGTTTTTCAGGAGACTTCCGCTTAATTACAAAGATAGGCGAAGGGTCGCAAGATTACAACACTGGAGAACAATTGGAACCGAAAGAGGTGAAAGTTCCTGAACTTATACCAGAGTTTAGAGCTTTGCAATATAAGGTTGATTTTAAAGATCTAAAGAAAGATTACGATATAGGGCACTACCTATTCGTGGGTAAATATAAATCTCTTAACTCGAAAATGGTTATTGCTGGAGACGATAAAGATAGCGATACAGAACATGCTGATAAGGAGAAGACTATGTTAGCCTTTTCGGCTTTTGTTAATGGTCGTACAGTGGGAACTATTTCTCCATACGACATATCGTCTCCCGATTGGAAGAAGGCAAACAAATTGTTCGACTACGCTCTATATTACAATGGAGATGAAGGTGTGTTTGCACGCTTTTATAAGGATTACGATTTATTGTTGCGTAATTCTTTGCACGACCTGAAGGTGAAACTCTTGCTTTCTCAGTCGCAGAAACAGAATCTCCCTGCATATAGTAAGGTTCTTATTAGAGGTGTAGCTTTTTTCTTTAACAAGCTAAAGTTTGTTTTAGGTGGCAAAGACGAACCTATGGAGTCTGAATTGAAGACGATATCGCTCATGGAGCCCGTAGTCGTAGCTCCCAGTATTGATAGCTTCTTTCCTGCCATGAACACAAAATACAAATGGGTAGGTAGGTCGCGTATCGTAGAAGTTTCAGGGTCGGTTTACGATAATTCAGGTCCTGATAAAGATAGGGCTTTTATTACAATGTATCCACCTATGGTTTCTAAAGAGTACTTAGGCGTGGAATTTATGAAACAGAGTTCTTATCGTTCGCAAAAGGTACGCCATAAGTCGTTTTGGCGTAGTGCTAAATACAAGTACTCACGTACAGACGTATGGCTGGAATGTGTGGAAAAGGACGCTACAGACGTTTGGTAAGTTGTCCTTTACCACTATGTGATGTTTTGTTACTTTTGCGATAAATATATTGCTTACTATGGATATAATTATAAAGCCCGACAATATAAGCCTTGTAGGCTCAATGAAGAGAATAGTTCTCTCCAGCGAGCAAGAGGTAATATTTATTCTAAGCTACGCTGAAAACAATGCACCTATAGTGCAGCACACTTATACTCCAGACTCTCACAACAGAATTGAGATTAACCTTGAAGATGTTATAGCACCATTGCTATATTTCGAGCTTCAGGATATTGAGAGCGCATACTTGCAGAACCATATCGTACGCGAATTTAAGGTTACAATACGATATGAAGGAGAAAAGACAAAGGCATTTACCTTTACGGCTATCCGTGCAGGAGTGGACCGATTGGCTGATTCGGCGGAGAACTTCCTGAAAGGCAACTTCCTTACGTGGCAGCCCACCGTGAAGCCTGTTACTTACAATACTCCCGAGTTCCTTACTTACTATGCGCTGACAGAAGGCTTCGTTAAGTGCGTGGGCTATTATGAGGGGCGTCTTATGGGTGCTGTAGAAGGCGATGTTAAAGTCTTAGCAAACTTACAAAAAGACAAAGCGCAGACAATACCTGTACAATATGCCATTATGGCGAAGCTCTTCGGCTTTCTCCCACAATATTACGATGTTTGGGTAGAAGATACCGAAGGTAAGCGTCTGACGTATATTCAACGCTACTATGCTTCGGATATCAGGAGCGAGGAAGAGCAATGGGTGTTGTTTGAGAACTCGCTCGGTGGCATCGACACCTTTCGTGCGTATGGCGACACAACGTTTACGGCAAAGCACACGCACAACATTGCCGAGATTGAAAACGATGCAGAAGAATATCGTGTAGATACTACTCGAGAATATAAGAAGAATACTGGGCACCTGAATAAGGAGGAACGCCGATGGCTGCTCGACTTCTTCCCCTCTCTCGGAAAATATGTATATATCGACAACTATATACGCAGAATAGTGGTTACCGACAGCGAGGCTTCGTACGAAGCAAAGGAGCTGCCTTCTAACTTTAATTTTACTTTTAAGTATGCCGATGCACGTCCGTATCTCAATCTTCGCAGAAGTGCAGTACCGGCAAAGATGATGGATATAAAAGTTCCCGAATTGGGTTCTTTTACCATCGCCCCACGCTTGGTTGAGTTCCAAAGACTCAATCTGAGTGGTGGGGCACTCTTTCCTGTTCAGAATCCGTATGCCAATGAATGGAACGTTACTACGATAGCTGCCATTATTGACTTTATTGTAGAAGTGCTTGAGAAAAGCTACTCTGCTAACGGTGGCGTAGGGCACACCCATACGAACTACTCGCTGCTGCAAAGTCTTTCGCTGCTGAACGGCTATCTGCTTGAGAATGGAAACAAGATAAAGGCTGGCTACGCTGACAAGGCTCGCGATTTAGAAGACCCAGTAGATGATCGTTTCCTTTCGAAGCTAAAAGCCGACACGGCGCAGGAATTAATAACGTTCTTAAAGGGTATTACGTTTGGAGACAGTCTTCAAACCATAGGTTTTGCACAAGGATTAAACGGCTTTAAGGTATGGTTAGATAGCTATGGGCGAGCGCACGGACAAATAGATTACCTCGAAGTGATTGGCAAGGCTATCTTTCGTTCGCTACAAATTGATGAGTACAAGCACATTGGGGGCAATATTGTGCTGTCAGGTGCGAATGCCATTATAGAAAAGGTGGTGCCTGTTAGTGGTGGCTGGAAATGTTACTTGCACACGGACGATGGCGAAAAGGCTATTACGAACGATTGGGAGCCTGGCGACCAAGCACTATGCCAGACATTCAACATCAAAGCTGGGGTTTACGAGAACGTGAGCAACCGTTACTACTGGCGCGTAGTGTCGGAGGTGGCACAGAAATCGGCTACCGAAAAGGCGTATATCGTTATTACGGACGATGACGCTTATCGGGATAAAAGCACAGAGAACGATGCTCCAATGGCTGGCGACAATATTGTGCTTTGTGGGCATAACACGCTTTGGGACGTTGCTAACGGCATTGACCCTACGCTGCATCGCAACAGAATGAATGTTACGATGATTACCACCTCGAAGGAGGAGGGTGGCACTATCGAAGTATATCGCAACATTCACGACTTTTCGCTCTCTAAAGGCAACGCTATATTCCACCTTTCCAGCGACAAGATTTATATGAACAGCCAACGCTTCGAATGGATTAGCGCAGATGGCGAACGTATTCCTAACGTGATTTATCGTGGCGACTGGACCGTAGGCACGGTGGCTGCTCGATACGAAGCGTGGTATTATGGCGGTGGCACGTGGGTTTCGATGGAAGAGAAAAACACTGACGAACCCACCGAGCAGTCTGCCCGATGGAAGCATTACGCAACCAAGGGCGAAGACGGCACATCGCCCTACACGGTGCAAATTCTGTCGGAAAGTGGCGGCAACATTATACACAATGGGCAGGGGCAAAATGCGCTGGGGGCTACCGTGCTGCACGGCG